TCTCTGAAGCGATTAATGACGTAGACAACACCCTCGCCCTCCTCGACGGCGAGAAGGGCGGCAGGGAGTGAGCTTTGAGATATGCTAGGAGGAAAAAAGTGAAGCTACAAGCCAAAGTTGAACACCCAGATCTTTTTCCTGTGCGAAAAACGACTGGATCTGCTGGGCTGGACCTGAGAGTAACGGAAGATTTGTTTCTGAAAGCCGGGGAGGTGGTTTTGGCAAGAACTGGTGTAAGGGTTGCTATTCCGGAGGGTTATGTCGGATTGGTGGTGATCCGGTCGGGGGTCTCGTTGAATGGGATCGAGCTTGCGAACGGCATCGGCGTGATCGACTCCGACTACCGGGGCGAGATCAAGTTGCCCCTGCGGTACGTCGCCAGGGATTCGTATCCGAGGACTCACTTGATTCCCGCCTGGACCAGGGTCGCACAGCTGCTTGTGGTCCCCTACCTTCCTGTGCAGGTGGAGGTTGTGGACGAGCTGGACCAGACGGATCGTGGAGAAGACGGCTTTGGGAGCACGGGGTGGTATTGAGTTGATTTATAAGTCCATCGGGGCCTCCATTGGCNCTGTGGTNGAGCNAAAACAAAAAGCCTACGGCAACAGTTTCGGCCAATGTGGCGATGTGCTGCGGGTTTTCCTCCGGCCTTACTACAACGGAGACGGGACGTACACCATCCCGGACTCTTTGCTTGACCATCTCCTTGCGCAGGTGCGGATCATCGACAAGCAGTTTCGAATCTTCAANAATCCCGNTGGAGATTTGATGAACGAGAACCCCTACTCGGACATCGCTGGATACGGCATTCTGGGGACTCAACTTTGGAGTTGACCGTTTGGAGGTGATNCATATGCCCTTGAAGNGAGGATCGAGCCAGAAAGTCATCAGCCAGAACATCCGCAAGCTCGTTCGTGAGGGGTACCCACAGGATCAGGCAGCGGCCATTGCTTACAAACACGCTGGTAAGAGCAGATCGAGCAATAAATCCAAGAATTGACCTCGGAGGAGGTCAAATCCAAGCCGAGGAGGTCCCAATCGTTGTCCAGCACCATCTACATGGAAGGNTCAAGTCCGCATTCCTTGATCGGTCTTAGGATCTCCGTGCTCGACAAGGGATACGTCCGGCTTGTTGACTTCATGGGGTCGGACCTGAGCGTAGTGAACGCTGCCAGGGCATCCTTCGCCAAGGAGTCCAAAGAGTTCGGTGAAAAGGATGAGCGCCTGCTCGACTTCCTCATGAGGGAGGAGCATACAAGCCCCCTGCGCCACTGCTTCGTCACTTTTGAGATCAAAGCGCCGTTGTTNGTTGCCCGGCAGTGGTGGCGCTACATTGTCTCCAGTGCCCACACCGAATCCACCCCCGGCTGGTCAGAGGCAAGCCGCAGGTATATCACCATGGAGCCGGAGTTCTACGTCCCCGACATCTGGCGAAAGGCACCGGAGAATAAAAAGCAGGGATCAAGCGGCATTATTAACGATAAAGACCTGAACACCGAACTCGGCCAGCGCCTGCAGCGGATTATCGACGCTGGCCTCGAAGCCTACGAGTTCGCCCTCGAAGCGGGAGTTGCTCCCGAGCAGGCCAGGCTCTTCCTGCCTGCCTACGGGATGTACACCATCTGGCGCTGGTCGTGCTCGCTTCAGAGCGTCCTGCATTTCTTGAGCCAGCGGCTGGCCGATGACGCCCAGTGGGAGATCCGACAGTACGCCGAAGTTGTGCTTCACTTCGTCGAAAAGCTGTTTCCTATCACGACCCAGGCCTGGCTGAAGTACCAAGTCCGGTCTTGGAAGAGAACATCAACGTCCACGAAAGGAGGAAAACTGACTACTTAACTCGTAACCCACCTCCAAACTTCAATGGAGGTGCTGGGTTCATGGGCCATCTGGTAAAACGTGGAAAGACGTATCACGCTGTTATCTACGTCGGAGGCAGGCAGGTTTGGCGATCACTCAAGACGGGTGATTATGGGGAGGCCGTAAGACGAATGCACGAGCTGGAAATGACCGCAGACTCAATCGGAACACAGGAGAACATGACGTTATCAGACTTTCTCGATCAATGGCTGGAGCTGTACGCTAAAGTCAACCTTCGGAAAACCACTTACGAGTCATACGAAATCCCCATCCGTGTTCACATCAAGCCCGCTCTTGGGAAGGTGAAACTTGGTGAGCTAAAGCCTGTGCATTTACAGCGGTACTTTTCGGAGAAACTAAAAGAGGGCCTTTCAAGGACTACCGTTCGATACCACCACAAGGTCCTGAGAAAGGCCCTCAACACGGCTGTTGATTGGGAGTATATCACCAAGAACGTAGCTGCAAAAGCTGTTCCTCCCCCGGCTGAAGAGTACGAGCCTCGGGTTTGGACCCTTGAGGAGTCGAGAAGGTTTCTGGAGGTAGCAAAAAACGACCGCAACTTTGCGGTTTATGCTACTGTCCTCCTCACGGGACTGCGCCGGGGTGAGGTCCTAGGTCTAAAACGAGAAGACTTCCACCCCAAAGAAGGCTACCTGAGCGTTGTCCGTCAGCTTGTCAACACCAGTGAGGGCGTGATNATCCAGCCGCCCAAGAGCAAAAGAGGCCGGAGGTCCGTGGTGATCGGCCCTGTGCTCGTCAACATTCTCCTGGACCATATCAAACGTATCGACGAGGAGAAGAGACGGGTGAAGGATTGGGATGAGCAGGGCTGGCTCTTTCCCAACCGCAAGGGACGGTACATCGACCCAGTGAACCTCTCCCGTCGTTCGTTCCAGAGCCTGATCAAGAAGGCTGGTGTTCCTAAGATTCGCTTCCACGACCTCCGGCACACCCACTTCACCGACTTGCTGGAGGCTGGGGTTCATTTGAAGGTAGCTGGAGACCGGGCGGGTCACAGCTCTGTGTCGATCACAGGTGACATTTATTCCCATGTGAGGAACCCCCTCCAGCGTGAGGCTGCGATTCTCAGCGAACAGCGTCTCTTCGGGGATGGTACATTAGCAATTGATTAGCAAAATCGTGAGGGCGTGACCGGGATTTGACCCCCGATCACGCCCCCTAGCTGTGGTCGGGCTGGCGGGATTTGAACCCACGACCTCTTGACCCCCAGTTTCGTGTATAGCATGTTATATCGTACTTTAGCAGGCAAAACGTGTTTTTGAGGGGTTGATTTTGGGGCTGTTTTGAGGGGTCTTCATTAGCAAACTCGTTAGCAAAATGGGGTGGTCTCAGTGATCTACTTCTGCCCAAAAGACGGGACGGAACTTGTCCCGTCACGGATTTTTCCGAAAGAATACTGGTATGAGTGTCCGAAGTGTGGGTGTGCCATCGGCCTTCCCGACCCAAAGAATCCAAACGATATGGGCGTGTTGTTGGAGCCATGGAAGGACTTCGACCCTCACCCGACGATGAGATCCGGGATGATCCGGTCGTCGTTGGAAAAACACGGCTATGGAAAAAAGACACGGAAGAAAAGGTCTAAGCCTAAACCACCTCCGAAACGCAACTTCCCCCTCCCTATTCCACCTCCTGGGAAAAAGATCATAACATCATAGATCTATATACCTCTTGACAAACGCTATAACCTATGGTATCCTGGGGTTGCCAAGGTACACCTCAAGGGGCTGTAGGACACTCGGCAGGGTCTCCCCAGTCACCTCCGTAGGGGCCGGGTCGCAGAATGAAACTGCGGCTCGGCTTTTCCCTTTGAAGGGAGGGAGGTCGTATGGCACAGAAGTCGCAAGCCTATGTGAAGAACAAAAATCGAGCTACCATTAACGAAGTGAAGAAGGCGATGATGGATGCCCTGCAGCTGATGCAGGACTTTAGCAGCCGATTCATCGTGCCTGATGACTTCCTCCCTGATCATCCCGAACGGGAAAAAATGGTAAAGTATTTGAAAGCTCGTTCTTGGAAGGGTACAGACTCGGGGGCCGCACAGATTGCAGGCATTTCTCTCCGCAAGCTGCGTGAGTGGCGTGAGATTGAAGAGTTTGCTGATATGGAGGAGCTTGCAGACCAGTCCTGCACGGACTTGGTGCACGAGGTCGCCTTGAANCTGGCTTATGTGACTGGAGACAGGCAGATGATCCTGGCTGTGCTGAAAGCTAGAGATGAGCGCTTCACGGATCGCCAGGAGATCACAGGGCCTAAAGGAGGGCCGATTCCCTTTCAGATCAACTTCGGGGACATCCCGAGGCCCAAGAGGTTGGATTAACCGTGGCTGTGGGTGTAGCTTCTCGTCGCAGGAGAAAAGAGTTCAGTATCACGGACTACTACAACCCGACACCCCGGCAGCGTCTTTTCCACTCCTGCCCCGCCGACATCATTTTGTACGGCGGCGCTGCGGGAGGTGGTAAGTCCGAAGCGCTTCTTTGGGAGGCGTTCATGCAGATGGTCGAGACCCCCGGTATCCGGGGTCTTATTTTGCGGCGCACGTTCCCAGAGCTGGACCGTTCGTTGATCCAGCGGTCTTTGGCGAAGTTTCCTCGGGAGGTGTGCCGCTACGTTACCAGAGAGAAATGCTGGTACTTTAACAACGGTTCTGTGCTGGAGTTTGGGTACTGCGAGCGGGAAGCGGACGTTTACCAGTACCAGTCGGCAGAGTACAGCTTCATCGGCTTCGATGAGCTAACACACTTCACCTATGCTCAATGGGACTATTTGGTAAACTCCCGTCTGCGTTCGTCTGTACCCGGAGCCTGGCCGAGGGTGCGGGCGGCCAGCAACCCCGGCAACGTCGGCCACGCCTGGGTTAAGGCGTTGTTTATCGACGGCAAGGAGCCGGACGTGGTTTGGGAAGACCACAAGGGTAGAAAGTACGCCTTTATTCCTGCGAGGGTCCAAGACAACCCCTACCTCATGCAGAACGACCCGCAGTACATCGCCCGGCTGGAGGAGCTTGATGAAAAGTGGCGCAGGGCGCTACTGGACGGAGATTGGGATGTGTTTGCGGGTCAGTTCTTCGATAAGTGGGACCCCTCGGTGCATGTGCTTGACGAACACTTTGACCCGCCGAAGCACTGGCCCAGGTTCCGTGCTATGGACTGGGGTTTTGCGAAGCCCTACAGCGTCGGCTGGTACGCTGTGACTCCTTCGGGAGCGCTTTATCGCTATCGGGAGCTTTACGGGTGGGGCGGCCAGCCCAACGTTGGTAGCCGTGAGACGGCAGACGAGGTAGCTCGAAAAATTGTTGAGATCGAGCGTGAGGCTGGAGAATACAACCTCATCGGGGTTGCCGACAATCAGATCTGGGCTTCGGGACGTGACACAGGCAAGAGCATTGCCGAGACGTTCCAAGACTACGGAATTGTGTGGGTTCCTGCCGATAAGGACAGGATAAGTGGTTGGGACCAATGCAGGCAGAGGCTGGCCGTGGACCCGAAAGACGGACCACGGTTTTTTGTTTCACCTCGCTGTGAGCACTTTATCCGGACCATTCCGACGCTGGTTCACTCGGAGTCTAGGCCTGAAGACCTGGACACGGAAGGCGAAGATCACGTTGCTGACGAGTGGAGGTATGCCTGCATGTACTGGAGACAGCACGAAGAGCAGGCTGTGACTCCTTTTGTTCGTCCTGATGTGGAGGAAGAATTTACGATTCTCGCTACCCCTGCGGGCGAGTTGATCTACATTCCGAAGGACGATGATTCTTCAGGAGAATGGTGGGAGTAGCCTATGGCTGTTGCCGAAGACCAAGTTCTCGAACAGGACAGCAGGCTGGCAAAATACATCGAGTCTTTGTACATTGCTGGCAAGAGAGCCAAGCAGCCTGTCGAGGAGAAGGTCAAAAGGTTTGAAAAGCTCTGGTCAGGAGAGCATTGGAGCAGCACGGCTGCCCGTGTGTCTTCTAAGAAATGGACTCAGGCCGTCAGCAACTTTATTTTCGCTATCATCGAGACCCAAGTGACGTGGCTTACCGAAAACAGGCCGAACATGATCGTAGCCCCGATGTCGGCTAATGACGGGCCTAATGCCAAGGCCATTGAGCGGATCATCCGAGACTACTTGTGGCACAAACTCAACATTCGTGTGAAGCTGAAGAGAGTAATTCGCTCTGGCCTTGTGAGGGGCAAGGGCTTCCTTAAAGTCACCTGGGACATGATGACCAACCCGCAGTACGGCGGCGAGGTCGCTGTGGATTACATCCCTTGGAACGAGATCATCCTCGATCCGCAGTGCAGCACTGTAGACGACGCACGTTACATCATCCACGCTCGGGTTCTTCCTCTGTCGGAGATCGTTCGGCGCTGGCCTCGTAAGGGGTGGATGGTGAGACCCGATCCACGTTACTCGGAGCTGACCGACGAGGAGCTTTACAACGCCGACACAGATCAGGCCATTATCTCCCCTGTGATGAGCAGCTTTCATCAGGACGAGCGTGCCCGAGCGCTTGTAATTGAGTGCTGGATCAAGGACGACACGATTGAACTTCGCAAAGAGTTTGACGAAGATGCTGGGGAAGAGGTTGAACGGGTTGTTCCTCTCTATCCTAATGGTCGGCTTGTGATCGTCGCCAACGGCGTTGTGCTGACGGATGTTCCTAACCCCTATATCGATGGTAAGTTTCCGTTTGTTGACTTTTCTTGCTACGAGACGGACGACTCTCCCTGGGATATGGGAGAGGTCGAGCAGCTTGAGCCGATTCAGCGGGTGCTCAACATTCTCGAATCCCGGTTTATCGACAACGCTCGATTGATGACGAACACGGTTTGGGTGAAGTCTGCGGACGCCGGGATTTCTGCGGATAAGATTACCAACGAAGAAGGCGCTGTTTACACGATCCAAAACCCGAGGGCGAGGTTTGAACGTCTGCCCCCGTCTCCCCTGCCTCAGCACTACTTTGAGCTGTACTTGCAGCTCCAACGGAACATGGAGACGATCACGGGGATTCATGATGTTACGCAGGGCCGCAGACCTGTGGGGATCACAGCGGCTACGGCCATTTCTTTGCTCCAAGAAGCTGGGCAAGCTAGGATTCGTGACAAGGCGAGGAACTTGGAGGACACGATCCGCAGGATGGGAGAGTTGATGATCTCCCGCATTGTGCAGTTTTACACCAAAGATCGTGTCATTCGTCTCCGTGGACCTGATGATCAGCTTCAGTTTGTGTCGTTTGACCCAGCAATGGTTGACGTAGGCTTTGACTTCATCGTTGAGGCTGGATCAAGCCTCCAGATGAACGAGCAGCAGCGGTTCCAGATGGCGATTGAGCTATTCCGTGCCGGGGGTATTGACATCATCGGCCTGTTGGAGGCCACCAACTTCCCCGGTCGGGATGAGATTATTCAGCGGATGCGTACAGGTCAGGCACTCATGCCTCCTACTGAGGATGCCCCTAGCGGCATGCCTGGCGCTGGTATTGCTTCTGGTGCTGTGCCACCACTCCCCCCGCCCCCCGGCGGTGGGGTTCCACCTTTAAGGAAAGGAGGCTGAGTGATGCCTTCTTTTATCGCCTGTGCGATGACCAATTGCCGATGGAACCGGGATGGTCAATGCAACAAGAGCGAAGTCTTTATAGACCAGGGCGTGATGTGCTCGAACTACGAGCCGGAGGTTGCCGACCTTGGTCTAGGACTAGGAGCACCTGGGCCAGACCCCCGTGCTATGCTCTTGCAACAGCTAGCAGGAGGCGGCGCTTCCCCGGCGGTCGGTGGAGGCCCCGTTCTACCTAGAGGAGAGGCACCACCTCCGCTACGGTTTTAATACTGTAGCGGGTTAAACCAAATACCATGACCCCGATGCTGGAGTCCTGTGAGGAAGCTCTGGAGTCCCTATTTGGGATGACCCAGGGTTTCTTCGTTTCAGGATGACCCAACAGCGGGAGTGGTTAGGAGGATCAGCTTGTCTGACAACATCAATGAGCAAAAGCTCAGTCGTGAAATCGACGAGGGCCTTGAGCGTGACTTGAGGGTCGCTCTTGGCCTGGAAGACGACAACCCTCAAGAAGAAACTGAAGATCAAAACGTGGAGCAAGAGGCTCACGCTGAGGAGCAGTCGCAAGACAGCTCTCCTGAAGAGGATTCTCAAAAAACGGAGGAGCCGTCGCTTCCTGATTTTTGGGAGATTGATGGTGAGAAGGTCACTATCGACCAAATCAGGGAGTGGCGTAAGGGCTACCTCCGCATGGACGACTACACCAGAAAAAC